GTTCAAATTAACAGGAACTAATTGCGCCCTGCCAGACGCAAATTGATAAGCAATTGTGTTTAACAACAAATCATTGCTCTTCGTATAAGTGGCCGTCAAGCAAGAATTTGCTTTAGCCAAAAATCGAAGTCTATTTGAACCTTTGGTTCCATAATAACCTAAAGCTACTCTGGAAGCAAAGGAAGAATAAGTGGTATCAGTGGCATTACTCTGAGGAACCGCTGTAGGACGCAAAGGAAGTATAACAGAAGTATTACCTATACCGGGAACTGATACTATAGATTTAGCATATATGAATAGCAAATTAAAATTAATGAAAACATCACGAGTTTCTGCTTTCATCAAAGGACGAAAAGATCTAATCATTTCTCCAGAATAAACTACATCATCTGCAATATCAGGGGTAGCTTTGTCAAAAGGTTCAGTCTCAACAAAACAACCAGCTTGTGGTACGTAAGCAATATTTCTAACAGGGGCGCTGGGATAAAGTCCATCAGCACCAGAATTGGCACCAACAGCTCCATAAAACCGGAAATCATCTCCACCGGCAATCTCAATCATAAAATCGGCATTGGCAGAAACTGTATCTGGTCTACGCAGCGTCTCTTCGACATAAATATAAACCACACCATAACCTGAACGTACCAATGTAGCTGCAGTTTCTGCATAAGGAAACTCAATTTCAAAAGAATGTTTGTCAGAAATATCCAATATCTTTCTGTAAGCTCCCATAGCTAAATCAGTAGGAGATCCAGAAAAACCGGGCTTATAAACAACCAAAATACGACCACTATGAAAATGCGTTGCAGCAAAAGAGATCTTAAACTTAATAGAACCTTTAAAATAATGAAAACCCTCCGCAATATATGCGAGCGCAGACGAATGTCGAGCCGTATTGGGTACATTAGGTGCTAAATAAGCTTTCACAAAAGTAGTCGGCACTAAATTAATAGTAGCCAACAATGTACTAGTTGCATTAGTATCATCCCATTGATAAGTTTGATAATACCACCACTTGGACAACAAATACGAAAAACTCAATTCATCGTAAGAATTTCCAGTGTTTTTTACCATAGGTGTGGCATTAGCTGTTGACAAAGCTACAACGTGTGAAACAACAGGTTCATCACCAGAAGCCATAGAACGATTATTATATGGGATCAGTTTGTTCGCTTGCTGTTGTATAACAGGGGCTGAAAAACCCCACACACGAGCGGCTTTAGCTAAAGCAGAAGAAGTTGTGGACAAATAACTCATATATCGACCGATAACCGGAACAGGTTGCAACGCATTAAAAGATTTGGTAAATTTATCCAAATAATAAGAAATTGCTCCCGTATTCTTTGCTTCTTTATCCATAACTCCGGCTTGAAAAACAGCTTCAGCACTTGACCCATAAGTTTCAAACTTATCGTGAATCACCCAAATAGAACAAGAAGCACTACCAAGAGCTGTTCCTGTCTTAAGGGGAATAATGGGTATAATGAAAAATCGCCACAAAGGTTGAGTTGCCGTGGTAACTGCATTAACAGGAAAAACCCACGGTAACTTCAAATCAACGCGACGAGTACATGAAATGTCGAAATCAACGTGCGGCAAATAATTTGTGCCCTGGACAGTACATGTCCAATTACGATGATCGATATCTCCATACATTGGAAACGCTGCAAAACGATAAATGCCTGACTGCATGTTAGTAGATGATACAATAAATCTAGCAGTAATATCAGCACGAAAAGCATAAACGCCTCTTAACTTATCCTGAATAACAGGAGGAAGATTATCAGAAGGCCATTCAATAGCTAAACGTGTTGCACTAGTATTTGTATCATCAATACTAAATTGAAGCATCTCAAAAGGACGTTTAAAAAAATCCTCATAACGTTGATCGGGTTCGATAGGAAAATTTCTATACGCACCCAATTGACTATTAAGCATTACCGTTTCAGCAGACTCTAAAAACTCAGCGTTGGCAGATGTATCTTCCTTCGCCAGTTCAACAGTTTCACCGGTTTGAGCCCCGGTAGGCATAACATCTTTATCAGTATTGTTAGCAAATCTAATTGACTGTCCACCTGTTATTGCTATAAGATGGAACTGGTATCTCACGTTACCCTCTCAAGGAATGTCATTTCCTCTAAGTAACTGCAACGCAAGTATTCGGCAACGAATGTTACATGCCGCCCGGGAATATCTCCCGCCTCTTCCGAGGAGGGAATAGTTTTAAGACTTATTCAGGTCATAGCTTCTTAAAGTAAAAACTCAGAATTGCTAGCAGCTACCAAATACTCACCACGCGTGGCGTATTTCGCACGGTAACCGCAGCGCAACTGAACAAAATGCATGATAGACGGTGCATATGTCCTCCATACATCAGTAGAATGCAGAGACAGTTCTCTCAAAACTGTTTCCATGTTATTAGCTGTTTGCTCTATAGGATCATTACCTGACCTATACCAATAACAGATTTCTAACACGGTCGCCAAATCTAAAGGACCAACATAACGTTTTAATTCTCCATCAAAACGCCACGTCCTCTTCAAAAAACTAACTTGTCCGATAGTTCTGAAAGGTGCACCCCATTCTATATCTTCAGCTTTACTCTCATGAGTCCACTTCTGACCAAACACCTCCATGGTGTCTGCTATATATGCGGGATCAAATCTGGGGTCTTTAGTTGACCCAACATTATCATCTCCCATAGTCAGCAAGTAAACTTCTTCATTAAACTCACCCAGTACAACATCAGGATCTACCAACTGTCTATAATACCAACACATTCTAAACAACATGTGATTATAAAGACTATTAACTAATGATGTAAGGGGATTTCCGCTAGGAAGACTACCATGCCATGTATAAATTTCATCTTTATATATATGGCGCGAATTGGTAATCTCTAACCACAAAACTTCGCGGATATGCACGTTACCATCATTGTACCACCTATTGATAATAGACAATATGTGATTATGAACAACACTAACCTGAATTTTGTCATATCCAGCAAAATCTCCTGCAAAC